CCACAGCAGCAGCAGGGCCCGGCCCCCAGGCGCCGCGCCTACGAGGGCGCGCTCGTCAGCAGGCTGACCGCCGACTGGGTGACGAGCTCCACCAGCGCCGATGCCGAGATTGATGGCAGCCTGGTGCGGCTGCGCAACCGCTCGCGGCAGCTCGTCAGGGACAATGCCTATGCCCGTCAGGCCCTGCGCGCGATCGCGTGCAACGTGGTAGGCCATGGCATCAGGATGCAATCGCAGATCCCGATGCAGCGCGGCGGCGGCCGGCTGGATGAGCGCCTCAACCGGCAGATCGAATCCGCATGGGAGAGCTGGTGCAGGTCCAGCATCTGCCACACCGCCGGCCGCCTGTCATTCGTCGAGATCAGCCGTTTGGCGATTCAGGCCATCGCCGAATCCGGCGAGGTGTTCATTCGCCTGGTATCGCAGCCGTTCGGTGGCGGCGCGGTGCCGCTGGCCCTGGAGATCCTGGAGGCCGATCTGGTCGATGAGGGCAAGACCGAGGGCCCTGATGCTGCCGGCAACGAATGGCGCATGGGCGTGCGAGTTGACCGTTGGGGCAGGCCGATCAGCTATTGCTTCCGCACCCGGCACCCTGGCGACCTCGCCGGATCTGTCGGCTATCGCGTGCAGGAGATCCCGGCCGATCAGGTGTTGCATCTCGCGCAGCTGGAGCGGCCGGGCCAGACCCGTGGCGTTCCCTGGTTCGCTGCAGCGGTGAGGCGCTTGCATCACCTCGCCGGCTTCGAGGAGGCGGAGGTGGTTCGCGCTCGCGCGGCCAGCAGCCTGATGGGATTCATCCAATCGCCGGAAGGTGAGCTGGTTGGCGATGACATCTACGACGCCGAGCGGGTGACCAACTTCGAGCCGGGAGTGTTCAAGTATTTGGCGCCGGGTGAATCCGTCCAGGTGCCCAGCCTGAACACGCCCGACCCCAACTTCGAGGGCTTCCTTCGCTCCATGCTGCGCGCCGTGGCCGCTACGACTGGCGTGCCCTACCCGAGCCTGAGCAGCGACTACAGCCAGACCAACTACAGCAGCAGCCGCCTCGAGCTCCTGGAGGCTCGGGAGAACTGGCGCAGCCTGCAGCAGTTCCTGATCGAGCACCTGCATCGGCCAGTATTTGAGCGGTGGCTATCGACTGCGGTGGCCGTCGGCGCGCTCGACCTGCCCGGCTACGACCTGGCGCCGGAGCGCTTCGCGATGGTCCGCTGGTTTCCGCGCGGCTGGGGATGGGTGGATCCAGAGAAGGAGGTCAAGGCCTACAAAGAGGCCGTGCGCTGTGGCTTCACGACGCAGGCGCAGGTGGTGGCAGAGCAGGGCGGCGACCTCGAAGACTTGCTGACCGCCCGCGCGGCGGAAGTGGATCGGGCCCAGCAGCTGGGGCTGCAGTTCGACACCAATCCGGCCGACGACTTGCAGGGCGGCGCACCATCGGCCACGCCCGAGCCGCCCGAGCCGCCCGAGCCACCCGACGACGGCGACGACCCCGACGACGACAGTGAGGCGTCAACCTGATGGCTAACGTCAACGGCACGGAGATCAACCTCATGCCGACCGCCGGTATGCGCGCCGAGGCCGAGCGGTATCGGGCCTGGAAAGCGGACGGCAGACCCGGCGGAACGGACGTAGCAGCGACACGCGCCAGCCAGATCCTGAGCGGTGACGAGCTCAGCGCCGACACTGTGATCACCATGCGCGCCTGGTTTGCGCGGCATGAAGTGGACAAGCAGGGCCAGGGCTTCAGCCCCGGAGAAGACGGCTACCCCTCGCCCGGCAGAGTGGCGTGGGCTGCCTGGGGCGGTGATCCTGGCCAAACCTGGAGCAACTCAAAAGGGGCAACAATTGAAAAAGCGCGAGAGGATCGCGCCAGACTTCCTAGCCTGAGCGCAGACACAACCCCGATGGTGAATCAGCTGAGGGATCTCAACCGTGAACCGCTCCGTCGCGTGGCGTCGTTTGACGCTGCAGCGGTGGAGCCGGAATCGCGGTCCCTGGAGTTTTCGTTTTCCAGTGAGGCCCCGGTGGCCCGGTGGTTCGGCGACGAGGTGCTTAGCCACGCCGTCGAGTCTGTTGATCTCAGCCGCCTCAACGACGGCGCGCCCCTGCTCTGGAATCACAACCCTGATCAGGTGCTTGGCGTGGTAGAGCGCGGCTGGATCGACGAAGAGAAAAAGCGCGGAATGGTCGCGGTGCGTTTCAGCCGCTCAGCATTTGCTGAGGAGAAGCTGGCCGACATTCGCGACGGCATCCTGCGCAATGTCTCTGTCGGCTACATCATCAGCGACGCCGATCAATCTCGAGAGGGTTCGATCGTCGCCACCTCCTGGCAGCCCCACGAGGTCTCGGTGGTCTCAGTTCCTGCTGATGCCTCCGTCGGGATCGGGCGCAAGCTCGAACCCAGCCACGCGGCCCCGGCCGCAACCTCAACCCCTACCCCGAATCCCCCCGTGGAAGAAACTCTGAACCTCGACGAGGTGCGGGCTCAGGCTGCGGCCGATGAGCGCGCCCGCGTCGCCTCCATTACTGCCCTGACCCGCCAACACGGCGCCGAGGATCTGGCCCAGGGCCTGATCGAATCCGGCGCCACTGAGGCCGCTGCCATGCGCCAGGTGCTCGACACCCTAGCTAGCCGCGCCAAGCAGCCTGCTACCCCCAAGGCCGCCGCTGCTCAGCCGATCGCCTCTGGCGGTTCGGCGGACATTGGCCTGTCCGACAAGGAGGCTCGCAGCTTCTCGTTTGTGAAGGCGATCCGCGCGATGGCCTATCCCCAAGACCGCAGCTTCCAGGAAGCCGCCGCCTTTGAGCGTGAGGTTTCCGAAGCCACCGCCCAGACCATGGGCATGACCCGCGACGGCTTCCACGTTCCCCACGACGTGCTCCGCCGCGATCTGACCGTCGGCGCCGCCTCGGCTGCTGGTGATCTGGTGTTCACCGATGCCAGGCCCGGCAGCTTCATCGAGCTGCTGCGCAACCGCCTGGCGCTCAGCACCCTCACCGGCCTGCAAGGTCCGGTGGCAATCCCCAAGCAGCTCACCGGCGCTACTGCCTACTGGGTGGCTGAAAAGGGTGAGCCTACCGAGTCGAATCCGACTGTCGGCCAGGTGAACATGACGCCGAAAACCCTCGGCGCCTTCACCGAGTTCAGCCGCCGCCTAATGCTGCAGAGCTCCATCGACGTGGAAACCATGGTCCGCAACGAGCTCTCCACCGTGATGGCGCTGGAGATCGACCGGGCCGCGCTCTACGGCACCGGCAGCAACAGCCAGCCGCAGGGCCTAAAGCTGATCACCGGCATAAATACCGAGAACTTCGCTGCTGCCAGCCCCACTTATGCGGAGCTGGTCAGCATGGAGACGAAGGTGAACGCCGACAACGCTGACATCAGCGCCATGTCGTATCTCACCAACTCCACCATTTACGGCGGATTCAAAACCACCGAAAAGGCCAGCAGCACCGCTCAGTTCGTCCTAGAGCCCGGTGGCACCGTCAACGGTTACTCGGTGGTCCGCTCGAATCAGGTGGAAACCGGAGATGTGTTCTTCGGTGTGTGGAGCGCCATGATTATGGGCATGTGGGGCAGCCTGACCCTGCAGGTGAATCCCTATGCCCTCGACAAGTCCGGCGGCGTGCGGGTAACTGCATTCCAGGACGTCGACGTGGCCGTCCGCTATGCCGAGTGCTTCACGCGCGGCAACGACAGCCTCTAATCATGTGGATTCGGATCCTGAAGCAGACCAGCATCAACGGCCAGCCCGTATGGGCTGGCCAGCTGATCGAAGCCGCTGAGCTTGACGCCCGCATTTTGCTGGCGATGGGCAAGGCGGAGCCGGCGCCCCAGGATCCGGCCCCTGTGATCATCACTCCCGAGATCACTCCTGAGGCGGCAGCGCCTCGTCCTCGCAAACCTCGCATCCCCTCCTGATCATGGCCATTCATCAGTATGCGCTGGAGAAACTCCAGCATTTCGCCCTGGCACCAGCTGCCAGCCGCTCTACCACCTTCACCGGCGCCACGGTGAATGTGATTGACCTCAAGGACTTCGAAGGCGACATCCAGATTGTCTTAGATGCTGGCGCCGCCGCTGCTTCCGGCACGATGACTGGCGCCATTGAGCACAGCCTCGACGGCACAACCAGCTTCAGCGCCGTGACCGGCGGCGGCTTCACTGCCGTAGCTCAAGCCGCATCAAAGCAGGTGATCACCCTTAACAGTGACGACCTGCGCCGGTATATCCGGTTTGTCGGCACCATCGCCGCCTCAGGCACCACGGTCTACTCCGTCAATGGCTACGGCCTGAAGAAGTACGACTGATGGCACCGCTTCTCGTCGAGGATCTTGATCTATTCCTGGCACACTTCGCCGTCCCTGTGACGGCGGATGGTGCCAGCGGTTTGGGCATTCTTGACCAGAACACCGAGATTATTCTCGACGACGAAGTCGCTAGGATTGACTATTTGTTGATCGTCAAAACATCAGAGTTTGGCAGCCTGGCCTACGGTGATCAAATTGCCGTAGATGGCGACACGTACAAGGTTCAGACGCAGCCACTGCGTTTTGATGACGGCCAATTCTGCAGAGTGCCACTTTGCAAGACCTAACCTCTTTCCATTAAAGCCATGGCCGACCTCGTTAATGCAGTCCGCATCAACAAACCTAACAATTCGTCAGAACTGGGAGACCTTTATTTCCCGGCTACCCAGTCTGTTGCAGGCAAGTCCTACCGCGCTGCCGTCACGATCACCAGGCCGAGCAACACGACGGCCTACTCCGCTGGCGACGTGGTGGGCGACACAGGCGGTTCGGCGATTATCACCTTGTCAAACATCGGCCCAAGCGGCGGCTTCGTGCTGCTGCAGTCGGCGGCGCTCCTTTTTTCAGATGCTGCTGTGATCAGCGGCATGGCAGCCTTCCGGGTGCATCTCTACATGGCATCGCCCACTGCGATTGCCGATAATGCGGTGTTCGATCTGGCGATCGCTGATCGCTCTAATTATGCGGGCTATTTTGATCTGCCGACACCTGCTGATTTCGGCAGCACGCTGTATTCGCAAGTTGATGGGATTGGCCGACTGATCAAGTTGGCCAGCAGCAGCACGTCGCTGTTTGCTAAGATCGAAACCCGAGGCGCCTACACCCCAGCATCGGCTTCGACGGTTGAACTGCGCCTCAGCGTGCTGGAGGCGGGCCTGTGAGCCTGGCGATTCCTGCAATCCGGGCGGCGGTGTTGGGGCAAAGACTGGATGCCGACGCCGCTGCATATCTCGGGGCAGTAGAAACAGCCGATGGCCAACCGCTGGAAAAGGCTACAAGAAATGCGGTCAATGCGTTCGTAGTCGGCTGCAAGACCGATGGTATCTGGAACGCTATCAAGGCATCCTGCATCCTTGCTGGTGCCCGCACATTGAGCGGCGCACTGGTGCCGTTGGTCGGCACTGCACCAACTAACGTCAACGGAGCCTTCGGCTCGGGTGATTACAACCGGAAAACGGGACTGATAGCGGATGGGAGCACCAAGTCTCTGGATAGCAACCGAAACAACAATGCTGATCCAGTTGATAATGTTCACGTGTCAATTTTTATCACAACTACTCCGACACTAAGCTCGCGGTCGATGCTGGATGCCGGCGGAACCGCAACTGGCGCGACAAACATATACACCGCTGCTCTGCCTACTTACGGAAGCAGATTACGCTCAACCTTTGCTAATCGCACTGCCAGCGCTGGAGCCACTGGACTGTATGGGCTATCAAGATCAA